ATTCCTCATCTTGGCAAAACTAAACTGATTACAATCTACACAAAAAGATATGGTAATGGGCACTGAAAAGAACAAACATAATAAGAAAACTGGTTCTGAGATTGAGAGATCAAATGAAAGAATTGCAGAAACTCAAGAAGTATTCACACCAATGGAAATGTGTGAAGAAATGGTTCAGATGATTTCTCTTGAAAAGAGAATGAATCCAAACTCCAAATTTCTTGATAACTCTGCTGGTTCTGGAAACTTTATTCTCGCATTAAAAAAAGAACTTCTGAATTATCATTCTGAAGAACATATTCTAAACAATATGTTATATGCCGTTGAATTGATGGAAGATAATCATAAAGAACTCTGCGAAAGAGTTGGAGTTCCTTTGGATCATCCTCATTATGTTTGTCATGATGCACTCACATATGATTATTCCTTTGGAAAGTTGGTAAAATTAGAATCTCAATTAGGAAAGGTAAAAAAACCAGAATCTTATAGTCCACCTCCAAAAAATAATGAACCTAGTCAAGCTAAATTATTCTTGTGACGGTTTATGAGGTGGCACAGGGCATCACCAGAACCCTCTGGGATGCCCTACAATAACTTCAGTTCAAACAAAGGCAATGCCTACCCTTAACAAAGAGTTTTCTGACTTCTGTGCCCAGCGTGATGCTGTTAACACCATTCAACTGAATGTTGTGAAGTGGACTTGGATGCTGTGTGATGCTCTGCGTGATAATGCTCCTGATGGTTACGATTATACTTTCGAGTCTGGTCGTAAGTATCACAAAATCATTATGACTGACTCTGGTCGTGGTCGTAGTGTTCATGCATTCATCGATAAGAAGACTGGTGAATTGTATAAATCTGCCACTTGGAAAGCTCCTGCCAAAGGTGTTCGTTATGACCTGCGATTGATCAAGGATCGTGAGTGGTTGCTTGAGAATGCTGACTGGGCTGGTGGTTATCTTTACAAGCAATGATATACTTTTCATGTCCAGTTGAGGAACTGGTACACTGAGGTCTCTACAGACCTCTCTGATGCCCTATACTTACAAAGTACCCGAGAAAATCGATGCTTTCTACCAAAACAGTTCGTAACATTGCTGATGTACTCAAAAGTGAGGTTATTAGCCACATTTATGAGAATGAAAGTTATGTCTCTATGATGCAACAAGTGATTTCCGAGGCACTTGATGCCAAAATGGGCGAAATGGATGATGAAATCCATTTTGAACTTGGAATGATTCTGTTTGACACCATCGAACTGAAATGAGAACTCCTTACATCTTTCTGGCAATCATAGGCATTCTGATGTATAATGCCATTCTTGCAAATCGAGATGCCAAAATGTTTGAAGCATATGATAGAATCTGTGCTGAGCAACCTGCAAACCCTAACTGTATCTACGCAAAATGACACCTGACACACTGAACTTTAACGGCGATGTTACCACCTTCCTTGGGTTTGTTGGTATTCTTTCGACGCTTCTCATTATTGTTACTGCTTTCCGTCGCTTTTACAGCAGTCCTTACAATGTTCGTGTAACTTCAAAGAAAACTGAAGAAAAAAAATTTGATCATCTACCTATGGATGAATGCTGATTTACTTTCTAATCATTAGTGCTGGAGTTGGATGGGCATTCTTTACCTTATTTTCTGAAAAGTTTAATCATCTAGACAACATTGAAAAGCAATTTTTCAAAAATTACAATGGAAAAACTCGCAAAACTTTTACTAGCAGAGATTCAGATTGATAATCTGATTGAATTGCTCAAAGAGAATCAGTATGAAGAATATTTGTACTCGAAGTTAATTCCAATTAAGTGTGAAATTAAACGACAACAATCTCACTTGATTTAATTTGGTTTCGATGCTAAATTATTAGTAAGAAACTTCATTTACCTCAAATCAAAATGTCTGTTTTCAAATTGATGTCTACTACTGAAGAAGTTATGCTTGACCGTAAATTGCTCGCAATGATTGAATTTGAAGAGTATGATTTGGAAGAAATGATTGAAAAGATTGAATCTGATTTTCCAGAAGAAAATGTCACCTTTGATTATGAATGAAATGATGCTTGATTTAGAAACACTTTCTCACGAGCAAAAGGAACTCCTGGCAGAAGATTGTGAAGACTTTCTTCTCCACAGGAACATTCCTTTGCGATCCCATTCTTACGACAACATTATCAATCAAGCATTGAGGGAAGGATATCAATTGTCAAAATTTGATCGCTCTGGTCCACCTAAACCTCCAGATAATTATCCAATGTTTCCATAATTAATTCTAAATAATCAATACTTAATTTAATTTTTCTTATGGTCCCTAGTAGAATCGGAATTAAACTTTCGGATGGAACGATTCAGTCAGTTTTTCATAAACACTTAGGACAAACTGTTGCATTGGGTCGTAATTTAGAATCGCATTATAATACTGAAGAAAATGTATCAAATTTGATTAGTGGAGGTGATATAATTTCTTGTTGGACTGATAAAAGATCTGTTCTTAATTCTGATCCAGTTTTGGTAGATGAGTTTGGTCCAGATTACTACTCAAATATTGGTTTAGATCTTCCTTTTCAGACTCATCAAGATTTAAATGAATACCTTGCGTATGCATCAGATAATAGTGCTCACTATGCATATGTTTTTAGTGATAATTCTTGGATAGCATATAAGTTAATTGGTGAAACTTCCCCAAGATTAATTCCAATTAATTGATATTGTGACCACTTTACCACTTGAGAAACTGGCACAAGGTACCTCCCATCTCCTGATGGATGCCCTATAATTACAAGGTAATCAAAAAACACCACAATGGCAACTCGTTCTCGCATTGGTATCGAACTCTCTGATGGTTCTATCCTGTCTGCCTACCATCATTGGGACGGTTATGAGTCTTGGTTGGGTCGTATTCTGAAGACTCACTACAACACTCGTGCTAAAGCAGCAGAGTTGATTGATGGTGGTGATATGAGTGTCTGCTGGAATAATGACAATCAACCTGAGTATTATGGTAGTGATTGTCCTCCTCGCCTTGATTCTGACCTTGCAGAATACTTGCTGCCTGATAACAGCGAAGAATACGCATATGTCTTCCGCAATGGTGAATGGGTATGCTATAATATGCACGAGTTTGATGATAGCAAACTGCCTGAGATTGTTGAAATTCCCGAAGGTGCTCTTGCTGCTTAATACTGAAGGTTGTATGCATGTACTAACCCTACAGATAAACAAGTGACACTTTAATATCTGGCACAACCCCCTTGACTTTCGCGGTCAAGGGGGTTAATATGTATATATCGAAATCAAACGACCCCGATGCTTCTGACTCTTCGCCCCCAACAGCAACGCGGTTGTGATGCTATGCGCCTTAATGCTAAAGGGCAACTCATTATGCCTACTGGTGCTGGTAAGACTCTGACTATGATTACCGATGCTAAGGCACAAATTGACACTATTGGTTCTACCACCATTGTTGTTGTGTGCCCTCGCATTCTTCTCGCAGAGCAACTCTGTAGCGAATTCCTTGAGGTGATTGATAGCAAGAGTGTGCATGTGATGCATGTTCACAGTGGTGAAACTTCTCACTTCAGCAGCACCAAACCAGAGCAAATTCATATGTTTGCTAATGTTGCTCGCACTGCTGGTGATGCTTGTGTTATCTTCACCACCTACAACTCTCTTGACCGTGTGCGTCAAGCAGACATCGAAGTGAACACCATTTACTTCGATGAGGCACACAATAGCGTCAAGCGTAACTTCTTTCCCTCTACAGAGTTCTTCTCTGGTGATGCTGACCGCTGCTACTTCTTCACCGCAACTCGCAAGACTTCTGTCACTATCAACAAACCAGGAATGAATGATGTTCCTGTTTACGGTGACATCATTTGCCGTGTTTCTGCTCCTGAACTTGTGGAAGGTGGTTACATCATTCCTCCTAAGATTCAAGCAAAGACCTTCGATATCCACAAGGCAAAGCAAATCAATCCTAACATTGATTGTGCCAATGTGCTGGAAACTATCGATGACACTGATACCAAGAAGATTCTTGTTTGTGTGAAGACCACCAAGCAACTCATCAACCTGATGAGTTTCACCGATTTTGCTTCTCAACTACATCAGCGTGGTTACTCCTATCTCTA